AAAAGGAACAGTTTCATTCTTAACAAATTTTAGGGATATACCCACTAATTGTCTTTTGTTATATGCTGTTATTAACGATTTATTAAACCCATGTATTGACTTTGTATTTAGGTTATCTAAGTTAAAACCTTTCTCTATTGCCCATACATCACCTGGATTCCATTTATCATCTTTTAATGCAGTAAATCCTGAATTCGTAAATGCTTCATTCTTCATTGCATATATCTTAATCATATCTTTAGATCCACGATGGAATTCCATATTTTTGTGGATGTACTTTTTATCAATTAGATATTTTGTTATATAATAAGAAGATTTCCACCACGTCTCTGGAGTTTCTAAGATCTTATCTGTATTAGCACTAACATTTGCTGTGCCATTAGATTGATAAGCTTGAGCTATTACTTTACTATCGTAGTATTCTAAATTATGCCCTGGATTATCCACCATAGCTTTCATCATGCATGCATTATGAGATTCATTTCTTTCTGTATCAGCAGTACCAGCTCCTGCTCCACCAATACCACCGCCAAAGTCTTTAGTTTTACCTAGTAGATTAGATTTAATTTCTGTTCCATTTTTATCAATTAAAGTAAATCCACCACGGCCAAAATGATCTTGGTTCTTTTTAAATAGGTTACAATTAATAATTGCTTGATCTATGTAATCATCACCAACTTTAAAAGTTCCGCCTTTAGCTAGTTCTAGGGGTTTTTTACCTTTTATTAATTTAATTAAAATGTCAATTCTATCTTCGTCTGTTTCCGAGTTTGTCCCGCCCAATTGACTTGGCGTCAAAGCAAGCACCTCTTTAATAAGGATAGGGTTTACTGTAAACGATTTAAATGAATTCATAGATCTATTTATGATCTAAATTTTCTTAAAGAATGGATTGGGGTAAATTTCCCCTGTATCATCATATGCAATAATCTTTTCTCTATGAAGAGCCATGATGCATCTTTCTGCACCTTCGCGAAGACCTTGTTTATAAAAGTGTACGCATGCTGCGCCACAAAGTAAACTGATTGCTATAAATTGTATTATTTCCATATTTCATACCTTAGGTTATATTGTTTTTCGATCATAAAGTCTTCCATGTTCTGAATTGATTCCTTACGGGATTTAAGAACCCACCTTCGATGAGTTCTTTCCTTTTCGGTGGGGAATGTTTCTGTACACTCCCAAACCTTTTTAAGCTGTTCTTGCGATTTCATGCGATTGCCAGCTGTAAAATCCAGGACCTGCTATATCATGTAGATACATAGGACCAGTCCAATTAATAGAATATTTACCTGAAAGGATATTACCTCTTGCTCTATTTAGAGTAGGTGCTTTCCAATTCTTAGGTTTAAAAATATCCCCAGTGTGAAAGTTTTGATTGCTTTTGTTTATAAAACCCCATGCAGATCCATTACATTCAATTCGAATATATTTAGAACCTTCGTGGATTTCAATACTGTTTTTAAAAGTGTTAATTCTTTCTTCGTCGGCTTTTACAAATTTTGAAAAGTCGTCTATAATAACATCTATAAGTGTATCTAGTGCTTGTCTCATCTTAATGTAATGGCCTCCCGCCTAAAGTATCTAATTCCATCTGGCCGATTATCTCGATGCCAGTTCTTTGTTCAATTGAATTACACATAATTTCCCATGATGCATCATCTATGGCTTTTGATAAAGTCATTTCAGCATCTGTTAATTCTACTTCGACCGGTTGGCTTGTAGCGAGGTGTGTCATCCTAAGTAATCTTTTCATGCTTTTCATATTACGCTGCCTCCATAATTGATAGTGGAACATTATAAAGAATGTCGTTAATTTTAACGGTAGCATTCTTGATTTTAATTTCCGTAATAGAACCTTTTAAGATTTTACCTTTGGCATTTACTGAAACTAAATCACCAACTGAGAATTGAGATCTAGCTGTTCTAGCTAAATCATTTCTAAGGGATTTTTGTTTTACTTTTAAAGCATTAATAACGAGATTTAAATCTTGCATATCGCTAAGACCGTTAATCCCTTTTATTATATTTAATGTTTTCATTTTTAACTCCTATATTATTTTAAATGATAGGTCTATTATACCATAAAAGAGGAGGCTTGTAAACCTTTTTTTGCATTTATTTGCAATTGTTCACGTAATCGTGACGTAAAAAAAAGCCAGATAAGAGAATTCCTACCTGGCTTTATTATGATATAAATTCCCGATTCTTTAGAAAAGGTAGTGCATAGCTATAAACATGCTATCAGTGGCATCACCATGTCTAACTCCATCCATAATGTGCAAACTTAATTGTACATTCGGAGCTACCATGTTGGAATATTTGAGCGCTGCCCAATCATCCCCATTTTTAAAGTCGCCATATTTAACATAGAAATCACCAGGTACTTCTGAAAGAAACGCAAGATGATGCGTAAATTCCATATAGGTGTTTTCTTTGTTGTCGCTATCTACATAGTAATATATGCTAGAATTCTTGTAACTTGCGTTAACAAAAACTTCTTCCATATCATCATAGCCCTCATTATAAGAGTATTGTATAACTCCACCACCGAGTGAAAGATTATCTGTTACAGTAAGATTATATCCTACTGCTAGATCATATTCCAATTCAGCTTCGTCTCCAAAGTCGACCTGTCCTACCCAAGCTGATCCATATAATCCGTTGTCGTGATTATAATCTAAGCCTAAGTTATAGGAAGTGTCTCCCATAGATTGTGTTGCGCCTCTCCACATATAGTCAGACATTACTCCAACTTTACCTGAAACATCAGCGTACATGAAAGGTGAGATGAAAGTTGCTAATACCAAAGGTAATAATTTCTTAAACATCCTAGCTTTCTCCCTTGACGAGTGTGTATACACCCCATAATAAACCTACCCATGCGAGTAGTTTGGCAAGTCCACCGAAAAGAATTACAGATCCACATACTGCGATCAATGCGATCCCATCATGTGAGGTTCTTTCTTCTATTCTAGCTAACATCCATTTTTTGGCGTTTAATAATACGTCCATATTTTTTCCTCTATATTTTAAAATCAGCGAAGGTATCTTTTGAATCCCTATCACCAAAATTATTTATTGGTTTATCCGGAATCATGTCAGACATAATATCTGTCTGAGCAGATTCTTCAACATCGTATAGTTTCATGCGGGAACGATCTATACCAATTACAAAGCGTTTGTATTTAGTCAAATCGTTATAACGATTTTTCAATTGCTTTACCATAATTTGGCCAAGATCATCAAGTTCCTCTGTTGAAATTAGAGCAAACATTAGATCCGCCGTAGCTGGTAATCCAAATGATTCCGAAGTGTCCTCTAATCCGACGTCGGTATTACCGAAGCCAGACCTAGTCGTTTGCGTTGCCGAAACGATTGGGACGTTAAATTCGACAGCTAGGCCACGCAATTCCTCTGCGATAGCTTTGATGTACGAATAACTATTTATACTTCCTCCGAGCCCACGCATGCGCGCAGAAGAGCATATATTCAAGTAATCGATATAAATTATATCGGGCTTGAAATTCTTTTTTAGCTTTAACTCATTGAGTAAAGCCCTGAAATGTCCAGTGTGTGCTGCACCTGTTGGGTATTCTTTTACGATTAATTTACCAACAGAAGCCTTTGCTATCTTTTCTATCTTAGTAGTATATACATTCTTAGGTAAAGTAGATAGTGATTGTATTGGGTAATCCATAAGATTAGCATCTATTCTTTCTGCAATACGTTCTTCTGCCATTTCCATTGTAATGTATAAAACATTCTTACTTAATTGTAAATTAGAAGCTGCACAATGACACATGAAAAGGGATTTACCCACGCCCGTACCCGCGAGGGCAATGTTCAAGGTCTTATTGGGTAAACCACCCTTAGTAATCTTATTCATATAATCTAGATCAAAAGGTATCTTATCTTCTTTTCTATTATAGAAATCATATCTATCTTCTGAGTTGTCAATATAATCGTGGCCAATTGCTTGGTCAAAAGATGTGCCAAGAGCTTCGGATAGTATCTCTGGGATAGCTCCGTCGCTCTTCTCGGTCTTACCATCAATGATCTGGATGGATTCCATAATAGCATTATAAACTGCTTTTTCTTTGCACCATTTTTCCGTTTCATTAATAAGATAATCTGTATCGATATCCGATCTGGTTTTTAACTCATTGATTAATACAGCAGCTGAGTTAAGCTGCTCGTGTGGTAGACTTAGTTTTTGTAATTCTAGATCTAGTATTTTACCTGTTGGTAGTTTATTATGAGCACCAACAAATTTAACTATAAGCTCGAACACAATTGCGTGTTCGCCTGCATAGTATTCTTTCTTGATGAAAGGTATAACTCTTCTACAGTAATCTTCGTTATTAAGAAGATGATTAAGAGTGTGTGTTTGTATCTGGTTTGTTATGTCCAATTATATCCTCTGCTAGTTTATCATCCATTGTTTCATTAATTATATGTTCTAATACAGCACCAATATAGTTATTAAAATATTCGTCCGCACATAGTTCATCGTGGTCGTGATCCGCTGGATCTTTAATAGTGTAAGTGAATGATAGAGTAGCTATGTCTAAAGTAGTATCTTCTTTAATACCAACTTTGCCGTATATTAAAACAACTCCATCGAATTCACCATTCAATTTGATCCCGTAGAAATCTACGTTTTCTGATTCCACAAATGTGTAATCTTTATGTGTTATATTATACACTAGTTTCATCCGTTTGTAAATCTATTTCTACATCTAATAACGGTTTATGACCGATCTGATAATGACCTTTAACAAAGGCTTTAAAATCTGTACCATCTAGGATAGGATCCCAAAATTCTTTCTTAAGAGTATCTTTTTCTCTGACCTTTGGTTGAACCAATTCACCAGTTTCTCTATCTACTCTACAATACCATCCAACATTAGGTTTCTGTACATATCCACCTGCAAGAGCTACATCAAGTAGTCCTGAATAGGGTTCAATGCCACCTTCCCAGGTTACTGAAATAGGTACTTTAGATTTCTCTTTAACGAACCTAGATTTCTCTACGTTAATTATAAAGTTATAACCTTTAACTTCTGTTCCAGTCTTTTGTTGTTGTCTTCCGATGATCCAAATGTTATCTGCTGAATAGTATATACCTGTTCCGCCTGATACGATTGCTTTAGGAAATAATCCCATTTCTTGATACGTATGATTAACAGCGAGTAAAGGGATATTCTTCATGGTAAGATAAGGAGTAACCATTCTAAATAATCCCTTTAAAGCTTTAGCTCTTGACATATCTGCAACGGATTTTTCATCACGTGCATCTTGTAATTCTTTCTTAGATGCTAAGTTACCAATAGAATCGATAATGATAATGACTTTGTCTTCTCTTGTTATCTCATCTAATTGGTTAACTAGGTCGAACTTTAATTGTTCAACATCTACGATTGGTGTATGCAATACCCTACTGGTATCAATTCCGAATGATTCGAAATAAGATTGGGGTGAGCCAAACTCTGAATCATAAAACATTAACACGGCATCTTTGTGCTCTTTTAAATAAGCTGCTGCCATGAGTAATGCAAATGATGTTTTAAAATGTTTACTTGGTCCTGCCAATACAGTTAAGCCATTGGTAAGTCCGCCATCAACCTCACCGCTTAAAGCGACATTGACCATAGGAACTTCCGTTACGACTTTGTCTTTTTCTCCGAAGTAGATAGAATCTTCTAGTACTGCTGTACCTTTAATCCTACTATTCTTTTTTAGTTTATCCATTATTCCCATATTAATATCTCCTTGCTGGTCCTAGTTTATTTGCACGTGCTTCTTTTCTACTTCTAGCTACGGCTTCTGCTTTTTTGCGTTTCCGCTTTGATGTTGGTTTTTCATAGAACTCTCTTGCTCGGAGTTCTTGTACGATACCTGCTCTATCGCAAGCTTTGCGGAATTTCCTAAGTGCAATGTCAAATGGCATTGGCTTATTCTCTCCTGGTCTTTTATCCTTAGGATGTTTCTTCCTAGGTGTTAAATCTATACTTGGCATTTATTTCCTTGTTTATTTTTGTTGTAGGGTATATTATACCATACTTTGGTGGGTTTGTAAACCCCTTATTATACGAATTCGTAATCTATTCCAGCTTCTTGGAACATGTCCATAGTTTGGGAACAGGATTCTCTCCATCGCTCTTCTTTGACAGGATCTGTAAAGTCTGGTGAAACCACACGTTCAATTCCTGATTGGATAATACCTTTACAGCATTCTCGGCATACTGGTAGAGGCCAAACGTAAAGTGTACATCCATCTAGTGAGCTGCCATTTAAAGCAGCGTTATATATGCAATTCATTTCTGCATGAACTACGTATTGATATTTTAATTCTCGGTCTTGGTATCTTAGATCTGTATCTTGTATACCTCTTGGAAATCCATTATAACCTTGTGCAACAACAGAACCAATTCGGTTAACCGCAATTGCTCCTACCTGCGTACTAGGATCTTTGCTCCACTTAGCAACTTCTTCTGCTAGCTTTACAAATCGTAAATCCCATTTTTGCTGGTTATTCATATAGTTCCTGCCAAATCTGACTATTAATTAATCTTTGTTGCATTTTATCTGTTGCAATTTCTTTTGTTTTTAATGGTAACTTATCTCTATCTAGTATCTCTTGAGGTACAAGATCTTTAAATGTTTCTTTTAATACATGTTTAATACCATCTCGCATATGGTAAGGAGTGCTTAAGGCATGAACTATAACTGATGGAGCTAAGAATGGAGCACGAAGCTCGACCGTAGATCTCATCATTGTTCTATCTAATTTAGGTAAATGATAATAAGGTAATTCACAAAAGATATCTGACATTTGAGAATCATATTCTGCAGCTCTTTTATAGCCACCAAATAGTTCATCTGCACCATCGCCAGTTAATACATTATGGAAACCTAATTCTTTTAGTTTACGTGCCATAGCTATCTGGGGTTTTACTGATCCAAGATCAACAGGGGTTTGATGTATTCTTACTGCATCTTCATCCGTCACATCGTCTAGGGTTACGTGTACGAGATCATTACAGATCTGTTCAGCATAACTCTTCTCTCCATTATCAACGTGAATAGCCGTTATATCTAGGCCTTGTTCTTTTACTAATTGATGTATGATAGTGGAATCTAGCCCACCTGACAGTAGAACGGCTGCGTCTCTGAATCCACCTAGTCTTAGTTTGACCGCTAAGCTAAGGTCATCATACAAATTTGTTGCTGGAACTGAACTCCAATCCCAGTAAGGATATTCTGTACCCTTATATAAAAAGTGTCCTGGTTTAACTTGAAAGATTTCATTCCAGGGTGTTCCGCCTTGTGGATCATATCCCCACTTCTGAACATTAGAATGAAACAAAGCATCTGGCGTAACTGGTCCATAAGACTTTAATACATCAGGTTCTGATGCCATAACTTCTACATCTTTACGATAGTAGATAGGTTTAATTCCTAAGAAATCTGTATAAGCAATTGGATGTTCATTAAAGAAAGTAACGTAACTCCAAAAGCCATCGAACTTATGAAAGAATTCATGTGAAAGTTCTTCTCTATATCTTGCATGAACCATGTGAGCATCGCTTGGGTAATCGCCAAAGTCTTTATAGTTAAATATTTCACCAACGAAAAGCGAAGGTGGTTCATCATCGTATTGAATAGGTTGGATAGCAATCTCGGGATCTGGATCAATCATAGGTAAAGCAGTATGAAACATATCGTAATCTTTCCACGTTTTATATCCACGATATTTAGTTTTTAATCCACGGTATTCCATCTGCTTAAGAGCTACCATACCGTTAGCTGTTGTTTGTGTTCTATTGCTTATTAAAAATCCGCACATTATTCGTTTACCAAATTGTTAAGTCCATATTTATCTACTGTAAAGCAATGTAAAGAACTAGCAGAGAAATGCATGATTCCTGGTACTGCATCTAATCCAGATTGTTCTATTAACCATAAGCATAACCTATTAGCGAAATATAAATCGTTATGTAAGTGTCGCATTACATCACATGATCGCATATGATATGCACAATGTAATTTACCATCACGTAACATAAAATGCCACCCGAACGTGCACGGGACGCGTTCGCCCGCGAGAGCGGCCGTACCATCTTCTGGAAACCAGATTGGTATATAACACTGTCTTGTTTTAGGTTCTTTTTGTAATAGTTTAACTGCTGTATTTAGATCTGCTATATTAAATCTAATTCCCATTTGTTCTGTATCTTGCCACATTCTTTCTGGATAGCTATGTGAAAAAGCTGTATCCATTAAATATTTATCTGTATCTTTTAACCACATTGTATGTGATGGTGGTGGGTTGCAAGGTATACCACCTACTCTTTCGTCGAAGTGGATATCTGCCCATGGCTGAGTAGCTTTTAGTTCTGTACTAGCTTCTTCTGCATTGTTATACATATCTGCTTTCATGCTTGCATGTAATATTTCTAGGAAGGCAGGATGTTCTGTTCCGCCTTGCCATCTTTCGGTTTCTATTTCATAGCCGAGGTTTAATAAATTACTTCTTAAGTCGTGTAGACCTAGTTTAAGATTGCTGGCTATCGTCATTGCTGATTATGTTCCTGTTAAATATATCTTTGTCTTTTGTTTGGCCATCGATATCACCATCTAAGTAAGCTGAAAAGAATGCAGAATAGTTAATTAAATCTATTGCTGAATCTTGTAGCGATTCGAAGTTTTCTATATAGTTATCATCATCTTTCATAGCATCTAAAACAGAGTGCATGCGATTAATTTTGCCGGTCATAATATCGAGAATGGTTTGTGCGCCATTTGGATAGTAGTCCGATTGTCTAATCCTAGATTTAGGATTTTGGTAGTCATTGCCTTTCTTAGCTATAAGATCAGCAGCTTGTTTGAGTATCATTAGTGGTTTCATATATGTATTATATCATAGTTTGGGGTGAAAGTAAACCTATATTTTTGTTAATATAGTACCTGTTTGATAGAGAGGTAATCTAACCTCTGGATATCTTTTAGGGTAAGTATTCATAAACAATGTTTGTGGCAAATGCCTATGGATAAAAGTACCGTAATATTCTACTGGATTTGATTCTAACAATCTATCTGCTACCATCTTGTGTAATAGATAGCCTTGTTTTCTTTGAGTAGGATCTTTAATTAATGTAATAAACTTTCCACCTGGCTTAAGCTTTTTAATAGCTGCCGTGTAGATATCGATGATTGTGTTCCAGTATACCTCACCTTTTAATACACCTACGTTCATATCTTTTTCATATATAACGGTTGTGCCTTTACCCTTGGAGGTAAATCCTCTCTCTGGTGCATCTGATTGGCCACCACCGAGAACGGGATAAGGTGTTCCATTGATAATAAGATCAAAGATCTCGCCATCTGGATAAGCATTCTCCGCTAATAAAGATTCTAAATCTCTAGCATCGCCTTGAATAATCTCGCCTTTTGCTGTTGCTGTTCCTCTATCATATTGAACCCCGATTGTTCTTCGGGTAATGTCTGGGAATTCTAATTCGATTCCTACTGCATTTCTTCCAGAGTTAATAGCTTCTACCACAGCGGTACCTGTACCTACTGTTGGATCTAAAACTAGATCTCCAGGCTTAGTAAACTTTTGGATTGCATACCTATAACCAGACCAATGACCTGGACAAATATGTTTGTCAAACCCACCTTCAGGCTTTTCATCCGGGAAGTAGTATTGAGATCTAGTACTTTGTGTATAGTATTGATCGGTTGGGGTATGATAAACTTCTCCTATGAAGTTATCTCTACAGAGATTACAATCACAATGGTAATCTTCTGGTATTTCTTTTCTATCGAATAGCTCGTCGGTTATTCCAACGGCCTTAAATGTCGATTCGCCTGCCATAATTATCTCCTAAATTATATACATTTACTCGGGTCATGTTTCTATCCAACCCGCTCATTACGGTATCTACATCGTAAATACCTAAAAACTCAAATTTTAAATCGTATCCTACAGGAATAACATCAGGTAGATTATTCTCATACCTTAAACGATTGCTTTTAAAAAATAGAAAATGGGTAAGCTTTCCTTTACGGTTAGCATCCATATATCTTATATAATCATGCTGTAAATTGTACCAAACAGAAGCTATTTCTTTAAAGTCAATTACCATGCCTTTGTATTTAACATCGGCGAGATAACGATCTTTACCCGTAACTTCTTTTGCACCTTTTACATTTGCACAAACCATATCTTCTAGATATTCTGAATCTAGGTTAGCACGAGAAGAATACCCACGTTTAGTAGTAGCATATTCTTCATCATGCTGATCAAACATTTCTTGACTTATTTTTAAGTCTAATGTATTAATGTATTCTATCAAATTTTCCATAATATAGATCTATTATACCATACTTTTAAGTGTTTGTAAACCTTTATTTTAGCTAATGATAGCTTTAATAAAGTCTTTATGGATAATAACTGCTGCTGATCCATCTACGTTTACTGGCATAGATTCATGCCATTTAAGAAATACTCTTTGGCCTGGTTCTATTTTTGGACTAACATTGTCAGGATCTAAATTATCTGCCTGGATGTAATCACCAACTGCTATAACCAATCCTGGTTTGGATGCTTTATCCATTTGAACATCAGCTGATAAAATAATACCACCTGCTGTCTTTTCTTCTTTTTCTACTTCTGCGATTAAGACATTATTGCCTAATACTTGAATTCCCATATTTATCTCCTATAAGTTATTCTTAAATACAAACTCGATTGCTCGGTCTGCTTCTTTTTGTATATCTCTTTTCTCATACCAATTACCTGTGTCCATATCGAGAGATCTACATATATGTGCAATTTCTTGTGAGGTAATAGGATAACCACGTTGTGTTGCGTTTCCTGCGGTTGAAACCATTATTTGGTACATTTTTAAATACCATCCGGTACCTGTGATACCTTTATACTCTTCTACTTGTCTTTTATTAACAAACGGACAATCTAAATATGATGTCCAAGTATAACTTGTGTTTTTTAATTGTGTTTTACGATGTTCGATTAATCCTAGTTTAATCTTTTCTGGTAATCTATCAAAGAAAGATTCTGCTGGATTCATATATGGATGCTTAGACATTAGTACTGCCGGATCCATTATATCACCATCGTGTGAAAAGCAAAAGTTGTTCGCATCTTTATATTGGGATGGAACGTAATACATTCTGCTTAGGTCTTTTGTTTGTGCATCTGCTATGTCGCCAATCTCTTTATTGATTGCGAACCAGAAATGCTTTATGTTATCTTTTTCTACCCAGTGAGTGAGCGGAAAAACCAGACGGAATTTAGGATTAGCCAAACTACTACTAGCTGTGGAATAACAGAAATAACGATATTGTTCATAATGTTTTTGTATCTCATCTATTGTTCCTACAAAGTCATCCACATCAAGAATACCAAAACCGCCCCAACTAACCACGTTGTCGTTAGCACGAGTAGTATCAGGCAGATATGTAGCAGGACTGATAAGAGGAGCTTCAGATTTTTTAGAGTACTTGTCAGATTTATGGAGTCCGATGAGGACTGCTTCGAACTCTTCGAAGGTTTTGTAGTCCATTCTTTTATTCGTTTTATTATCATAAATGCTATTAAATATTGTGCAACTTACCATGGTTATCCTCGTGTGATGGAGCTGTCCAACCTTCGGGTTTAATCAAATCTGGTAAACCTAAAGGGTTAGGTCTGGTTTCTTTTACTCCAACTTCTTTTGACATGTTAGCTCTTAGTACAGCATCCCATGCTTTTTCTGAATCGATACCGAATGCATCTAATGTTCCTATTGCTACAACGCATAGATCTATTAGACCATCTACGATTTCTTCTGGGTCTTTTTCACCCGCAGCTTTAAATGTTTCTTCGTATTCTTCTTTTAAGAATGAAATACGGAAATGCAATAGCTCTTTTAGTTTGTCAGGGTTATCTGTAACCCATTGTTTAACGCCATATTTGCTATGCATTAAAGCTATATCTTGTACCCAATTCTTAGACATTATACTATAATTCCTGAGTTTGGTGTTGCTATTTGTATTTCAGATGTAGCTGCTCTGTGTTGTTCTACTAGTTGTTTGTTTGGTACGACCATAAACATAACAAACTTAAGATCAATTTCTAATCCATCTTTAGCTTCGGTGTATGGCATAAATGGCATAAAGCCTATTTTGCCTTCTCCGGCTGGGATAAGAACAATGCTATCTTTTAAAATTATAGTATCAGTATCGATACCATTTAGATCTACGTTAGCGATTATTTCTTCGCCAGATGTTAGTCTGACTAATTGTATATTTTTCATATTTTATTTTCCTTGTTGTGGTATATTATACCATAGTTTTGGGCATTTGTAAACCCCTTATCCAAAAAAGTCCTCTAAGGTATTAATCTTTTCTGACTGCCAACCAATTGCGGATAGTATCGGATTGATAGCATCCAGGAAGGTCTTTTGAAATTGTAGTTCTTTATCGATATGTTCTTCTAAGCAGAACTCTTTCGGTAAGAAATCTTTGAAAGCAATTACATTTTGCTTAACCGGATTTGGCATTTTTAAATACATAAATTTAAGTTTGTCGCCATTCCTAAGTAAGGGGATTTGTTTTAACTGTAGCTCTTCTTTTTTCCAGTTGTACGCGAGGGCGGCGCGGACGTGGATGGGCGTACCTTTCTTAAAGGTCTTAGCTGTTACTGTTTCGCCTGCTTGATTTCTATATGAACGTTTCTCTTCACAGCCAGTTATATTGTTAGCTCCCCGTGGGAATGCTATTTGATCTGGGCGTAGGGAAAAGAAATGTTGTTTGAATTGTGCTATTGATTCTTGCACAGTAGTTTCATCGGTAGAGATAATAACTTTAAATATAGCTTTAAGTGCATCTCTGCAAGATTCGGGGGTAGAGCTTTTGTTAGCTTCTACACCAATTGATTTAAGTTTAGGCTTAGCATATCTAACACCTTCGTTATCTAATACATTTAATATGTATCTTTTCTTAGCTAAGTAGATTCCACGATCAGCTATAACCTCTCTGGACATAACCATTTTG